CAAAAATTGGATTCAAAACTAGATATGGTCTAGTAGCGAACCCATTTGCTGGTAGTGATGTGACTGGTACTGGTTCAATCACAGCTGATGGCTTAACTGCATTATCTTCAAACAGATATTACAGAAGAGTACAGGTTACAAACATTATGTAATCCATAATGTTGTTTGAACAACGAATTAAAGGGGGCTTCGGCCCCCTTTTTTTTAGCCTAATAAATACTACTATGAAACATCTAATAATAATAATTGTACTTTTTCTATCATCTTGTTCATATAAAGCAGATATTGATATATGGGATAAGTTTATGGATAGAATAGATAATTTTAAAAGTAAAGACAAGGTATCTGAATCAGATCAAAAACTGATACAAGAAGCCACAGAAAAAGAGTGGCAAGAAGTAGATAAAGAAACAGATAAATAGTATATGGTCACAACGGTTTTACAAAGACAACCTACAAAATTAGATTATGCAGAACCTACTAAGTTTAGGTTTAGTATATCTAAATTACCTAAGGTAGAATATTTTTGCACGGCTGCAAACATACCAGGCATATCATTAGGTTCTGCTGAACAACCTACACCCCTAAAAGATATACCTATACCAGGCGATAAATTAAGTTATGACAACTTAGAGATCACATTTTTGATAGATGAGAACTTAGAAAATTATAGAGAGATACATGGTTGGTTGACAGGTATTGGTTTTCCTAAAGATCACTCACAATTTAGATCATTAGTAGCAGCTGGCACAGATAGATATCCTACATCTAAAGATCCAGGTCTATCTAAAGAGATAGGTAAGATAAGAAAACAAGTGTCAGATGATGGTGGAATATACTCAGACGCTACACTATTCTCATTAACAAGTAAAAATAATTCTAATATAGAAGTAAGATTTAGAAATCTTTACCCTATATCATTATCAGGACTTAACTATAATCAACAAGAAACTGATATACAATACCTAACTGCTAGTGTATCCTTTGCATATACTATATACGAATTTGCAAATGTCGGTGGTTCAGGTACTATTGAAACTACTACATAATCCTTGACATTTTTTGTCAATGATGATATAATGGAGATATTATGACATTAGAAGAACTACAAAATCTGGCTGATAAAGACTTGAAGATTAACGATACTGAACTTGATTTAGAGTCTCTTAAAACGCCACAATTACACAACAAATATTCAAAGTATTATAACAAATATAAAAATCTTTTAAAAGTTGCTGAACAAGACTTAGCAAGAATTACAAGAGAAAAATGGGAATACTATACAGGTAAAGCAGACCCAGCAGTATATCAGGAAAAACCTTTTAATTTAAAAGTGTTAAGGCAAGATGTTGATAAGTATATCAAATCTGATCCTGAGGTAAATAAGTTAGAACAAAAGGTAACTTATATTGAAACTACGGTTGATTACTTAGAAAAAACTTTAAAGATTATTTCTAATAGAACCTTTACAATTAAAAATGCAATAGACTGGCGTAAATTTACTTCTGGAGTAATTTAATGAATTTACATAAACCATTTGTATATTTTCCTAATCTACTAACTGATAGACAATGTGATGATATTATTAAATTAGGCACGACTAAATTACAATCAGCGACTACGGTAGACGGTAGAGATAAAACAAATAAAGAAAAAAGTATTGCTGTTAGTGATATGACCAATGAAGAGATTGAGAAAAAAGGTCTTACTGATAAGGCATACATGAGAGATAGTGAGATTGCATGGCTATCAGATAATTGGATATATAATCTAATAAATCCTAGAATACAAGAGGCAAACAAACACGCTGGTTGGAACTGGGATTATGAATATATAGAACAGATACAATTTACAAAGTATGGATTAAATCAGTTTTATAACTGGCATGCTGATGGTAATTCAGATCATTATAGTGTATATAAAAATAAACCTAATCCACAGATGAATGGTAAGATTAGAAAAATAAGTGTGACAATAAATCTAGTTGATGGTAGTGAATATGAGGGTGGCAATCTTAAATTTGATTTTGGTCCTCAAGGTGGTGAGAATAGATTTAAAGTAATAAATGAGATAAGACCTAAGGGATCAATGGTTGTATTTCCTAGTTTCTTTTATCATCAAGTCACACCTGTCACAAAAGGAACCAGATATAGTTTAGTTATGTGGTGTTGCGGAAAACCATGGCGATAGATACAAAAAAATTTTACGAAGAGCATAGATATTGCGTAATTAGAAATTTCTTATCAAAAGAAATGGCTTACTTTCTTTATGGTTACGCATTGATGAGAGCAAATAGAGCAAGAACATTTTATCAAACAAGATATAAAGATTACAGACCTGATTTAGATGGCACTTATGATGATAAACAAGCGCCTAGGACTTATTCTTGTTATGCAGACCCAGCGATGGAAACATTACTTGATAAGTCAACTCTAAAAATGAGAGAGATTACAGGACTACAATTAGAACCTACCTACTCATATTGGCGTTTATATAAACCAGGTGATGAATTAAAGAGACATAAAGACAGACCAAGTTGTGAGGTTTCAACAACATTATTTCTAGGTCACAATGTAGATAACCTCTATGATAGAGATTATCGTTGGCCTATGTATGTTGATGAGACTGGTGGATTCAATAATAAGGGAACACCTATATATTTAAACCCAGGCGATATGATCGTTTATAGAGGTTGTGAAATAGAACATTGGAGAGAAAAATTTGAAGGTAATAATCATGCTCAAGTATTTTTACATTATAACAATATCAATGGTCCTTACAAAGACTATTGTAAGTATGACGCAAGGCCACATCTTGGCCTACCTGTTGAATTTCGCTCTGAAGAGAAAAAGAGACTACTTGCAAAAGTAGATATACAATTAAATGAGCAGCGAAATAACCGTACAAAAACTTAATTCAGTTTATCTACACATCACAGCAGAAGCAGATATAAGGAGAGAGCTAAGTGACTATTTTTCATTTGAAGTTCCAGGATATAGATTTACACCTCAGTTTAGAAATAGGGTATGGGATGGGAAAATTAGATTATACAGCTATGCTACAGGTCAATTATATGTTGGATTGTATCCGTATCTGGTAGAGTGGTGTAATCGCAAAAATGTAGATATTAAAGAAAACAACGAAATTTCAACATTTACAACGCACACAGCCGCCGATATACAGGCGTTAATAGACTCTTACGATATATCTATCACACCGAGGGACTATCAATTTGAAGCTTTCAAGTTTGCCTTAGAAAACGAGAGAGGTCTCATATTATCACCTACTGCCTCTGGTAAATCTTTAATCGCATATATGCTAATAAGACATTATCTAAATGTAATTGACAATAATATTCTAATCATAGTACCAACAACATCATTAGTAGAACAATTATATAAAGACTTTAAATCATATGGTTATGATGTAGAGAATAATGTAAGTAGAAACTACCACGGTTACGAGATAGAGGAAGATAAACGAGTAGTTATCTCTACCTGGCAATCATTATATAAATTGCCAAAAACTTTTTTCGCTGACTTTGGTGCTGTAATCGGAGACGAGGCTCATTTGTTTAAGGCAGTTTCGTTGACTAAGATTATGACGAAGTTAGTTGATTGTAAATACAGAATAGGTATGACAGGAACCTTAGATGATAGTAAGACACATAAACTAGTATTACAAGGTCTCTTTGGTCAGGTCAACAAGGTTGTATCATCAAAAGAACTTATAGAGAAAAAACAATTAGCAGATTTAAAAATTATATGTTTAGTTTTAAAATATAATGAACAAGACTCTAAATCTATTAGAGGTGTTAAGTACCATGAAGAGTTAGAATTTATCGCTCAGAATGAACAAAGAAATAAATACATAAGAAATCTTGCCCTTGCGCTCAACGGAAATACTTTATGCTTATTTCAATTAGTTGAAAAACACGGACAGCATTTATATAAACTAATTAAAGAAAAAGCAGATAAAGACAGAAAGGTATTTTTCGTTTATGGCGGAACAGACACAAGCACTAGAGAAGAAATTAGAGCAATTACCGAAAGAGAAGAAAACGCTATTATCGTGGCTTCTTACGGCACCTTCAGTACGGGTATCAATATTCGTA